GTGGTGTCGAGTGGCGAGAAAATTTCCTTCTGCAAGGGTGCGTTTGATGTAAACGCAAAAGCACCAAAACTTCTTGAGGGTCACGACATGACGCAGCTGCGCGGTGTCGTCACCGAACTTGTTGAAGCCGAAGAAGGTCTGCTGTTTACAGCAAAGTTCGCTAACACTCGCGCAAGCGATGAGGCCATTGAATTAGTGAAGGCTGGCGCTTACGACTCCGTAAGTGTTGGCGCAATTCCCACTAAATACAAGTTTGACAAGAACGGCGTGATGGTCGTTTCTAAAGCCAACCTTGTTGAGATCTCGTTGGTCGCACAACCTGCATTTGCAGACGCGGTCATCACAGAAATCGCTGCTTCCCAGCCTGACGAAGAGTCAGAAGAAGAAGTTGTCGAACCCCAACCCCTAGACATTCCTGAGGAGGAAACCATGTCTGACGTAACCCCAACGGTTGAGGCTTCGGCTGAAATCGTTCCTACCGCACCGCTTTTCGCGGCTGCAAAGCGCGTGGCAAAGTTGCCAACCGCTGCCGAATACATCGCCGCTGCAATGGCTGGTGGCGATCAGTGGCTTGAAATGTCAGAAGCACTTCGCGCAGCTGCACCTGACGTCACCACAACTGACACACCTGGCATCCTTCCGTTGCCAATCGTTCAGCCTGTTTACAACAACTTCATTGGCTTCCGTCCAGTGGTTGACGCAATCGGTGCGAAGGCAATGCCCGGATCTGGCAAAGTCTTTATCCGTCCCGAAGTCACAACCCACGTTTCCATGGCTGCACAGTCTGGTGAAAACGCAGCGCTTCAGTCAGGCACCTATGTGGTGACCGACAACCAAGTCACCAAGGGCACCTACGGTGGATACGTGAATTTGTCCCTTCAGGATGAATCGTGGTCAGATCCCGCTGTTGTTCAGCTCATTCTCGATGACATGGCTCGCATCTATGCGAACACCACCGACAATGTTGCTGCAGACAACTTGCTTTCAGGTCAGACACAGACTCGTGTTCTTACAGATCCAGCGAGCCCTTCCGAGTGGGTCACAGACATCTTCGCAGCTGCGCAGACAATTCTGACCAACTCAAACGGCAACCTGCCAACACACTTGTTCCTTGCTCCAAACATGTGGGCATCGCTCGGTTTGTTGACAGACACCACTGGTCGTCCGTTGTTCCCACAAGTTGGCCCAATGAACGCCTTCGGAACAATTCAGGCAAACTCAGCTGACGCAGTTGCGTTCGGTCTTCGCATTGTCGTTGACCGCAACTTTGCAGCAGACACCGTCATCGTTGGCGATCCAACAGGCTTCGAGATCTTCGAACAGCAACGTGGAGCGCTCACATTGGAGTCACCATCAACTTTGTCGCGAGTTCTCTCGTTCCATGGCTATTTTGCCACGTTGATGATTGACCCAACGAAGTTCGTGTCACTCACATAATCACTGGTAGTTAGGAAAGGGTCTGTATGTCTGTAAACACAATCATCTACGCCGCGCGTGTTGATAACTTCGCAGCCGTACAGACCCTGACCCTTTCCGAAGTGGAACCCGGTGACAGCATCGTTGTCGCAGGCGTAACCGACACAACCTTTAACGGCACCGTCACGGTCTTCTCCATTGAGCAGTACGAACTTGTCCGCGTGGACGAGTACGGCATCTTGGAGTTTGATTACAACAACCCAAAGCCCAACCAGATCATCTATGCCGATACGGGCGACAATGTTGTGTATGACACCGCCACTGGCACAGTCACCTACACCGTTAGCCCGGCATGGACTACCTCAGCGCTTGTGCTGGCGTGGTTGGGCATTGACGTGGCAACCGCAAACGACACGGCCTTCGTGGCTAAGTGTGTAAGCGCTGCTAACGCTTGGTGCTTCCGTAAACGCCGTGAGGCTGGTTACACCGACTCTGCGTCCACTGTCCCCAGCGCCGATGTTGAACTAGGTACGACAATGTATGCAGCAACCCTGTACCGCGAACGCGGAACCAGTGGTGACTCGTACGGTGGCTTTGACGGTATGGGCAACTTGCCTATGCCTGTCACTCTCCACCGCATTATGCAGCTGCTCGGTTGTGGCAGGGCACAGGTCGCCTAATGCCTGCATCGGGGATTCTTGTTGACGCTGTAAACGCAGTAAAGACACAACTCACCGCGCTGAGCCTTGTCCCCATCACAGACCCTCGTAACGCTCGGCCAATGTCGGTTCTAATTCAACTGCCAACGGTCACAGCGTTTACATACAACGTGGGCGACATCCGATTAACCCTGAGCGTCCTTGCACCGCCCCCCGGTAATCAAGACGCAGGCGACTACCTCATGACAGTTGCCGACCAAATAATGAACTCACCAATCGCGGTCACGGATCTTCGTCCGGGCCTCGTTTCCGTTGGAGGGCAAGACCTGCCTTCTTACGACTTAACCGTTGCCGTAGCCGTACGGCGCAACTAACCAAAAGGAGCCCTCATGGCTACAACAACATTCCTCAGCAATGCCACGATTAACATCACGCAGGGCGCAACCACAACTGACCTTTCAGATCAGGCAAACCAATGCACAATCACCATCGGTAACGACCCGTTGGAAATTACCGCGTTCGGCGACACTGGACACAAGATGGCACCGGGTCTTCAATCAGTTGACGTGTCAATCACCTTTTTCTTGTCTTATGGCGCAACCGAAGTTGAGGCCATCCTTGCTTCTTGCGTAGGTCTTGGAACCACCACTCTTGTCATCTCGCCATCAGGCACGACCGAGTCCGCCAGCAATCCTGAGTACACCATCTCGAACTGCATGCTCTCTGATTTCACCCCCATCAATTCGACCGTGGGCGAGATTGCCACTGTGACAGCGAATTTCACTTCAGGCACTTGGGTGCGTGACGTAACCGCACCTTGATCTAAACCCAATCATTTAGGAGAAACAAATGAAACTCAAACTTGAAGTCAAAGAAACCGAGCGAACCTACACCGTTGAAACAAACCTTTTTGTTTTAGTGGCGTGGGAACGCAAGTTCAAGCGCAAGGTCTCAGATCTTGCAAACGGCATTGGTATGGAAGACCTTGCATTTATGGCGTACACCTGTTGCCAGCAAATCAACCATTCCGTACCGGCCGTCTTTGACGATTATGTCAAGCGCCTTATCAGCATTGAAGTGTTAGACGAGGAAACCGCAAACCCTACGGAAGAGGCAGTTACCTCCGAGTCCTAGCAGAAATCCTGCTGGCGACTGGTTTCTGGCCTCCACAAATACCCTTCGACATTGAAGCATTGGAAACGGTGCTGAAGGTCTCACACGAAAAGCCCCAGCAATGACTCGATACGTCAATACAACATCTTTAGAAGTGGTAGGCGTTAAAGAGGCTTTGCGTAAACTCAACAGCATTGACAAGGTTGCTCGTCGTCAGCTCACAAAAGATTACGCACAGATTGTTTCCCCGATTGTTCGTGAGGCTCAAGGCTTGACACCCAATGAGGCTCCGCTGTCAGGTATGGCGTACAGGTGGAAGGGTCGAGGTGCTAAGCAGACCAAGCCCATTTTTCCGTGGGCTGGCGCTAAAGATGATCGCAGCATTAAGCCATTCGTGTCGGGCAAGAAGCCTCGCCAGTACGGCAACTATGTGAGCAACCTTGCCACGTTTGGTGTGCGCTGGACTAGCCCTTCGGCGCTGACTGTTGAGATGTCCGGCAAAGGAAAAGTCCCTACTGCTAAGGGTAAGCAAATGGTGCAGGACTTGTCGCAGCGTTACGGCCAGCCGGGGCGTTTCTTGTGGCGTTCTTATTTGAAGCACGAAGAAGAAGTCGTGCGGAATGTGACAAAGTTAATTAACGACTTAATGCGTCGAGTACAGAGGGACATCTAATGGCGATAACTATCCCAATCATTAGCCAGTTTGACGGCAAGGGCATCCAAAAAGCCATCAAGCAATTTAAGCAACTTGAGACCAACGCTCAGAAGGCTGCTTTTGTTTTGAAGAAGATGGGTCAAGCTGCTGCGATTGGTTTTGCAGCTGTTGGTGTCGCAGCTGCCATTGGCGCTAAGTCTTTGTGGAACTTTGCTCAGATGGCTCGCGCAGATCAACTGGCGCAGGTTCAACTTGCTGGCACTTTAAAATCGACGACCAAGGCAACTGACGCACAAATTGCAGCCGTTGAGGATTACATCGATGTGACTGCCCGTGCGACGGGTGTGGCGGATGACAATCTTCGTCCGGGTCTCAATCGATTGCTTCGTTCCACGAA